TGATAGTTCCTCTGGATCAAAAGGTTCTCTTGTTAGCTTCTTGAATTCAATAGGTGAAGATACAGCGTCTAATACTGTAATTATATTCCCTGCAATACTTTCTCTTTTACTCATTGTAATATTCTAGCAATCTTATCTTCAAATACTTTTACTATTTGTTTTTCTTCTTGTCTATTAATACTAAAAAATGGTCTAACTACTTTACCTTTACCTGCACCTGCAATATCGTGAAAAAATGCTTTTTTATTACTAAACATATTTCTAAAAAATAAACTACCCTTTGATGGTGTAATTTTACTTGTTAAAGAACTAAACATCTGTCCTGTATCAGTAAGATCAACCACTCCAGACTCTTTGACCTTTGCTCTTTTATAGCCAAATGAATAAGGCTTAAAAGGTGAGCCATTAACAGATACACCTTTTCTTTGGGTTCTATCTCTAATGTTTTTTATTTGTAAAGCTGATACATTTGCCAACGCTTGTCTAATAGCGTTTGGAAATTTTTTTTGAAGTTCTCGTAAACTTTTTCTTAATTGAATTGTATTAGATTTGATGGTGACAGAAGCAACCATTATCTACATACGCATTCGCCATTACATTCACACATATCTACCTCTGCAATCTTAACATATGAATTGGCTCTTTCTCACTAGCTTGGATTGTACCGCTACTGTCCTCATCATATTCAACACCATCTCTTAGTACCGCTTGGAATTCTTCATTATATTTTTGTCTATAAAAATCCATTTTATTTTGAAATGTGTCTTTACCATCTCCACCATCTGGATCTTTGAACTTTGATAGTATTGGGTAAATGTAATCTGATAATGCTTTGTAAACTACGCACCTTTTCCATTGTGCGTCTGTTAATTTAGAATTTACTAACTCTAATGATGTGACTTTTGTAATATCTTTGTATCTAACTGTGTGTCTATATCTTTCCCACCATTCTTCTCTAATCTGTCTTGTGACATCATCTTCTGCGAATTGTAGTTGGGTATCAAAATCTGTAATGCCAAACTCAGCAATATCTGGTTGATATTTTTGTACTTCTGCTAAGTTTACTGAAAAATCTGTTGTAGCCATAATTATTATTAACATAAGGGTGGGAAAAACCCACCCCTAAATTGTTATTTATTATGCAGCTAAAGTATCTGCTGTGATTTTAACTCCATAGCTATCGTGTATTTCGGAAACACCGAATACTGCGGTTGCTACAAGTTCATCTGCTCTTAATGAAGCATCTCTTTGACTTTCAATCTTTAGATCTTGCATCATAGCAAGAGCTAAAGCATCTTGTGAGAATACACCACCAATAGAGTCATCTGATCCATCAACAGAAATATTTGAACTTTCAAATATTTGTACACCTGCAATATTACCAACAAAGCCTGTTCTCATAGCTTCGTTTGATAATTCAGTATCTCTACCAACAAATGTATTTGTTAATGTCTTTTTGACATTGAATATTTGTTTTGGGTGAAAGACACCATAGTATGGTCCAGGTGCATTGTTAGTTCTAAGTTCTGCTGCTGCTTCAAATAGATCTTGAACTACAATTTCATTACCTGCACCAGGTCCTTTTTCTGTTGAAAACCCTGTGAACAATGCTGATAAATCTGCATCAATCTTTCTTGCAATAGCTTCACCGAATAATCTTCCAATGTCACCTGCAACATTTCTTGATGCTGAATTTCTAGCAAGGTCTGTGAGTGTTGTCATAATACCAACCTCTGAAGCTGTGATAGTCACAGATGTAGGGTTGATTGCTGTGTTTGATAAATCTGTTGCTTCATTTACTGCCGCCGCTGATACATTTGCATAAATCGGTACTTCTACTGATTTACCACCACCTGCGATAGTATAATTACGCACAAGATTTCGCATAATTGATTGCTCGGAAGCAACAAACAATGCTTCTGCTACGATCTCGGTATATAATTCCGATATCGTACTACTTGTTGTTTCATCTGCCATTTTATTTCTCCTTTAAATAGCGGTTATTTGTTAAGATTAATCACAGTAGGTTTAGAATTACGCTCTTTTCTATATTCAGCATATTTCTTCCTATCCTCTGGATTATTCATGTCTAAGTCCGCCAAATTAAAGGTCTGTGCGTTTACCTTCCCCACATTACTAACACTTCCACTCCCAGAAGGGGTTGCAACTTGGAAATGTGCATTCTGTGTCATAAACTCAGAAACAAACTCATCTATGGTTAATGGTTTGCCTTCTTTGTTGTATCTTGTTGTTCCATCTTTATCAAGTATTTCTACTCTACCTTCTTCACTTAATCGAACATTATTTTTTAATAAATCTTTAACTTGATTAGGATTGATTGCTTTATTGATAGAGGCTGATTGTATTAATTGTTTATCAACTCTTTCATTTTTCAATTCATCTTGTAATTTTTTTTCTCTCTTTTTATGTTCTTCTACCATTGAGGCTCTTACCTCTTCGAACTTACCTGCTTCAAGTTTTCTTTTTTCTTCAGCTTCTTTTGATCTAGCAATAATCTCTTTTGCCTCGTCAATATCAGATACACCTAAATCTTCTAATGTTCTTCTCTTTTGTCTATGAAGTCTGTCTTTGATTGTTTTATCAATCATAGCTTGGCTATCTTCTTTTGGCTCTTTAGATTCTACTTGTTCTACTACTTCTTCTTGTTTTACTTCTTCCTGTACTGTTTCCGTTTTGTTCTCGTCAGACATAATTAGTTCTCCTTAATATTTAAGATGTATAAAATAATTATAGATTATTCAACAAATTTATCCCAATCATCATCAAACAGAATAAAGCTGTGCCTACATCTATACCCACCTCTATTGACAAATGGATCAGTTCCAGACTTACCATTCCAAGATGAACTAGACCATAAACTTCTAGCTTCTTCTTCAGTAAACACTTTATTTAGATTGTTTCTACAAAATGGTCTAGTGGTGGTAATATTAGTTCCTACATATTGAAACTTTGTAATACCTGCTTCTTTACCTTTATAGATAGTAAACTGTCCGTCAAATTGCATCAAACTATCATGTGCTATTTGTCCTGCATATCTTCTCATGTTGTTGCCTAAAATATCTGAAGCATACTTTGTATGTAAAACTTCCCTTGCACTTTTAACTCTTGCAATAGTTTCTGCGTTGTCTGAGTATCTATTTTTATCTATGTAATCTACTAGCCTATTGATAGCAGTTTCATTTGATCTTTGATAAACACCATTGATCTGACCTCTGATGTTTTTTACCATCTCAGTAAATGGTCTGCCTGTCACAGAGGATTGATATACTTCATTGGCTACAGTATCTAAAAATCTGTTTGCTACATCTTCAAATCCAGAGAAAGATAAAAACTTTAAATCATTGATTACTTTTAAATCTGGTTTCGTAAGTGTCTTGAAAGTATCTGGCACTTGTAAAGGTTTGATAAACTTCTGATATTCTTTTACTATCTCATCATATTCAGAAACAATAGTATCTGCTTCTTTCAAAAAGTTTTGTTCAATAAGTCTTTTTAAGTTTGGTCTAAGCTGTATTGCTATTTGTGTTGTAAGATTGACACCACCAGATGTTGCTTTTGTAAGTTCTGCAATAATATCATCTTCTAGTTTTTTTAATGTACCAAGTAATCTTTCTTCATGGCTATCTATTAATTTATTTAAGATGCCTTGTTTCTTATTAGCAAATTGTTTGAAACTATCTTTAAATGCGTCTGCCATTCCATTTTGTATATAATGAAATGGCAGATAAGTAAATTATGTATTATTAACTTGGTCTTATGACCAATCGTGTAATTTATTTTTTCCTTCTGCAAACCATTTTTTTACTTTTGCAACAGTATCTACATATCCATCAAAGCAGTTCTCTGGCTCATCATCTGTAGCTACAGGCAACATAAATGCATAAAGATCATCATGCTCATTATTAGGATCATGCATCATAATATTTTTGTTTACTAAAGAACCATAAACACCTTTTAAAGTATCTACTTCAAAGTGTTTCAATCTATCATCACCAACAATATCACCAAAACATATCATGTTTGGTTCCCATGCCCTATCTAAACAAACTTGTAAAACAAGTTCTTCTTTATCTGTAAATGAAATATTAGTCATTTTTGTATCTCCTATATTTGTGTTTAACATATAGAAAATATATAGATTTTTTATAGAAATGCAACTACAACGGAAAACTTTTTTTCCATGCTTTTATTGACCAAAAAGCAGGAGATAATGACTTTTGCCCTTTTACTTGCTTCAAAACACCCCCCATTCTAGCCAAAAATGATCTTTGTCTAGCAGGAATATTCTTCTTAATCTTCATATTAGGATCACCAAATCGTACTACCCTTACATTTCCAGATGATCTATCTCTTACATAGACTCCAAACTTCTTGCTTTTATTAGGTGTTCTAAAGGGTTTATTTAGCTTTACTGACCTACCTCTATAGGTTGCCATTACTTGCCTACATTTCTCATAGCTGAAGTATGAGCCTGTCCAAATGTTTTACCGCTTTTCATGGCTCTAGCCATTGATCTCATGTGTTTTAAAGTATGATGTCTGGCATGACTACGCATAGTTTTTTGCTGTCTTGGTGTCAGATCTTTGATGATGTTTTTTATAGAGTTTACTTTTACCATTGATTGTTTCTGCTATCTTGCTGTTGTTCTATTATTTTCTCTTTTTTTTTCTAAGGTCTAAATCATGCTTTCTTGATCCTCTA